TGGGCATCAATTGCCGGTTGAGCAACCGATCGGCCATGTCCCCCTCGCGGATCACGGTCACGGCGGCAAACCCCGAGATCCGTTTTCCCGGTCCGGCGAGACCCAGGATCGCGCCGCCGACCACCTTCTCCCGTTTGGCGCATTCGGGATCGGACAGTGCCGAGGTGTCCGTCTGCGGATCGTTGACGATCACGAAATCCGGTCGCAGGGTTTTGCCGTCGGCGAGTGTTTTCATCATGCCTCGGATCCGGCCCAGGATCCCAGCGACGCGGATCGTCGCACCGGAAGATTTGCTCCCGGCGATGGTCGGAAAAATCAATTCCTTTCGCTTCCATCCGATCAGTGTCCTCGCTCCCTCAGTGGTCTGTGCGTTGCCCCGTTGGGTGATCCCCTCGAGGCATCGGATCGGATAAGCGATCTCGGGGAAATCCTCGAGGAGCAGCGGGTTGGTTTCCCACTCGATTTTGATCGTGTCCAGCGATTCCTCGGCGGCCCCTTCATCGGCCTCGACCAGGACGCCGAATCGACGGTGAGCGTAGGCCAAAACCCAGCAGAGGGCCCGCAGCAAGATGGTTGTCTTGCCCGATCCGCGCGACATCGCGATCGCCTTGAGCCCGCCCTCGATGGCTCGCTGCTCGATGTCCTTCAGGATCCGCAGGTGGTCGTCCGAAAACGGCAGAGGGAAGGACTCGGGAAAGTAGGTAAGCAAGAATTTTTTGAGGTCCCGTTCACAGGCCGCGCGGCGTTTGGCGTTTTTGATTTTTGGGATCGGGCCGATGTCCCGCGCCTCGGTCGATTGCTCGGCCGATTTGGCGGCTTGTCGGTTGCGGTGTTTGGTGTAGGCGTCGGTCATGGGCGTTGCGGCCTCAATCGTACGATCCCCGATTTCGGTGCGCAATCGCACGTCCGGTAATACCACGTGATCTGTTCCCGCGTGGATGCCGCGCGATACCGCGCGTCGCACGTGGGACATCGCGGCGCACGGTCAGCGGTCTGTCGTTCGTAGCGGCCAAACGATTTCGACGAGTGGGGTTTCAAATGCGTTGGGATGTCGCTAGTCATTTTTCCGCGTCCTCGATCGAATAGCCGTCGAAGAGAGCCGAGCCGGGGAGCGCCTGGTCACGCGTCGCGTGTTGCGATTGGACCAGGTACTCGTTGAGGGTTAGCTCGGGCGTGATCCACAGATAGCCCGGTTGCTTGCTGCACGGCTTGAGATTGCGAAACCATTCTCGGTCGTATTTCGAGACCGGCAGCCACATGCGCAGCCACTGCGGCGAGCGGTCCAGAATGTCGACCGCGGCTCGGTACGCGGCGATCCCGCGCGGGCATTCCGTTGCCCGCCCGGAATCGTCGGTGGTGTACAGCGGCGGCGGAAAACAATCGGCGAGGACCAAATCGATTTCCGAGTCGCACGGCAAGAGGACTCGAATCAGATTCGTTTGCAGGACCTGCATCACGCGGGCGCGCGAAAACAGGCCCAAATGAGGCGGGCACTTCATCGCAGAATCCATCCATGTAAAAACTATCCGCAGCCTAGGCGGCAGCGGCTACACGTAGCTGCGTCCGCCTAGGACGCAGACTGAACATCCGCAGCCTAGGCGGCCGCGGCTACGGTCCCACATCTTGCGGGACGATTCAAAATTGTACCACAAAATTGATTAGACACCAAACGATGCGCGGTCGCTGTGCGGACGGGCGAACCGCCATCGTTCCCAAGATGGGTGATCGGCGGGCATGCCGTACGCGTCGGCCAGGATCGACCGGCCGATCGCCAGCCCACTGTTGTCCCAATGGAGCGAATGTTTGCGATGGTACAAAAACGGTTCGGCGATGGTTTCAATCGAGACACCTGCCAAATCGAGATGGACCGGGAGCCACCAATCCCACATCGGTTGGCCGATCCCGAAATCCAAATTGGGCAGCGTGGTCAAATCCTCCGGGTAGAGCAGAAAGACATCGTAGCCCCAGCGTTCAAGCGTGGCGTCGATGCGGCGCAAATTGGCGGGTAGCCGCGGCCGCGTAGGCTGCGGATGGTCAACTGCGTCCTCGGCGGACGCAGCTACGGCGTCATCATCCCAATTGTGCCGGATGCCGATGGCGGTCTGGCGATCGTCGACCAGCTCGAGCAATCGCGACTGGGGGCCGAGGATCTCAATGTCGCTGTTCAGCAGCAGCATCGGACCGCTGCCGAGCTGCAGCAGATCGAACACGCGCGGGGTCGGGCGAGAAAATGCAACCGACGGCTGCACAACTGCGAATTCGACGTCGTACTGATCCCTGAGCGAGTCGATCTCGTCGGCCGTATTGCCTGAGACAACGCGACGCAATCCGAAGTCCCGCCACGATTGCAGACATTGCTGTTGCACCTCGCGATGGTGCGGCAGCGGCGACAGGGACGTGATCGCGACAACGTGATCGATGGGCGGTTGAATCCACGGCTCGCCACGCCACAAGGCTCGCGCCTGACCCAGCGGCATGGCGGGCTTGTTCAGTTTGGCGTTGACCAAATTGTGGTATTCGACGGTCCAATCGAACCAGGCGTCTAACGAATCGTAACGCGGGGGACACAGGGTCAGCAGATTGTTGGCACTCTGCCGGCATCCGCAGCCGGTCGGGATCAGTTTCTGCCACCGGGCAAACCATTCGGGCGTGCCCAACGGTTCGCTGTGCAATGCCCTCCAGGCGGCTCGGCCGTGTGCGTCGATTTCGATCGGCGACATCGGCGTGGTCATTCCCAGTCGGCGAAAATACGCAATCTGTTCCGGCGCGAGCGGAATCATTCACATGTCCCAATCTCAATCGACCACGAATCGGGATTCGAAAAACAAAGCGGCGGGATTTCGACGTAACCGGGAGTTGCGCTGTTACAAAAAAGTTCCGCCCACAGTTCGCAGTTGCAAGATCCAGTAATGTACGGCGATATGGCGCCACAGCATCGCGTTGTAGTATTGAAATGCGCCAGCTTGCCAGACTCGGGAAATCCCGGAACCCTGTCGGGCACACAGCGTAGAAAATCTAAATCGCACGGATCGTTGTCTGTTGGACCGAACGTAACGGTTCCAGTCGGCAACTGGCGAAAATGTCGAATGCGCCACCAATCGGTGTTGCACGTGCATTGCCGGCACCTGTATTGAACATCTCCGGTCGTCCACTCGCACTGATCCTCGCTGAAACAATTTCCAATTGGGCAGGTGCTCAAAAAATCAGGGACAGGATTATTCAGCACAGTCCTCATCTGCTGCCATTCAATAATTTTTGCGTAGTCGACCCACCGCGTCAGAATGAAATAGCTGCAACCCAATTGATCGTTGCAGTCGAGAATTGAATTTTCAGTGGCCCAATAGCGGCTGTAAAAATCGCGCCAGATCCAGACCTCGCGCAAGCAACCGCGGTACAGGTAGTATTCAACGCCCCGCTTGGAGGTGATTGTATTATCCCCAAATCCGGCGATATTGCACGGCGTTTCATAGCAGAATGGACCGGTGTACTGACAATTGTCAGCGCCAAAAAAACCGCGCCAGCAGCAACCGGTGTAGGGTGTCAAATTGATCCAATCCCCGATGCGCGAAAAACCCTCGATCGTGATCGCGTCGCATTCGATCAATGCATTGAGATTGTTACAGGTGCAACAGCAACACGCAGCCATGATTGCTCAGCAGTAGGGAATAACGACATGCCACGCGCCGACATCGGCGCTTCCGACGACCGTACCGCGAACGTAGCGGGCGATCCCTTGGAACGGGGCGCTGGGGTTGTACGGTGTTTGGTACACCCACGCGCCGCTGTTGTAGCCATCGCGGAGCGTTGTGGTGTGGCCGCTTAACGATCCGAACAACCCGCCAATGGTCGCCGTCGCGGTCGGGTTCGGTGGTGCGGACCAACTCGACGCGAGCGCGTAGGGTGCCATCAGCTGCACCTCGGACAAATCGACGATCGCGCCGCTATCGTGCCCTTGGACGACTCGACCCAATCCGTAGTCTGCGACGCCAAACTGTGTAGAGCCAGGGCAAATATACATGCCAACAGAAATACCGCCGGCCGGCTCGTCGATCCATAACGCCAGCCCCGATACGGCGACTAGCCCAAATTCGTTTTGCTTGATCGGCTCGAGCGTCAACGCGACGCCGCCCACGGTGTCCCCGTCCCGCAGCGGGTTGCGCGGGATAAGAGTGTAGTAGCCCTTGCGAGGGTCCCAATCCTTGCGCGCAAACGCGGGCCCTGCTTTGTGCGTAAACGTGTAATTGTAGAGAGCCGGTTTACCGACGGCCAAATCGGCGCCGGTCGTGTTTTTCGCCAGTGCGTGGCCGAGCGACATTGGTTCGCGATCGTTGGCTGTGTACGACAATCGGCCGGCTCGCGCGTCGCGCAGCAAACGATCGATCTCGTTTTCGCGAGATGCGGAGGGAACGAATTTTTGACCGGCGTGGTACATGCTAAATTTTCAACTGCGTGAAGTCCGCAAACTCGTACACGCGATGGACGTGGACCGTGCGCGGCGTACGAATCACAAACCCAGCGTTTTCGGCGGCGATGTAATCGATCCACAAATAATCGTGGCCGAGTTTCTCGACGTTGCTGATCGTGCCAAAGGTCAGAGCGTTGCCGTTGGCAACCGAGCGGTTGGGAGACGCGACAAACTTGTGCGTAAATTGCACGTCGCCGCCACCCTTCACGCTGAAATCGACGCCGAGATACAGCACCTCGCCGCGTGCAAACGGGCCAAACACTGCAGCGTTGACGGTGCCCGTCATCTTGGTCACGGTGAGCAGATAATCAAACCACAGCGTGCCAGCCTTGAGCACCTTGTCAATTTGGAATTCCAGTTTCGGAATCACAATGTCAACGCCATCGACGCCACTGGAACTGACGTTGATCGCACCCTGGTAATCGGGACCGGTGCCATATTTTTGGTACGCGTAGCCCTGCGTGATGGTTTGCGTCGCGCCGCTGGTCGTGCCGCTGAATGTGTAGTCGACGGCGTTCCCCTGGTCGTCGCGCACCAGCGATTTGTATTCGCCCGTGATGGTCCAGATTTCGGGCGAGTCGGTGGCCGTGGCGCGGATCGATTTGAGCAGCAGCGCCGGGTTGCCGGTCGCCAGATCGAACGGTATGTACGTGGGGAGCCGGCCCTCGTGGTTGCTGGGCAGATTGAGGCAGTAGTTCAGCGCGGTCTCGGGTGTGGTAAACCCAGTGACCTGGACCTCGCGCGTTTGATCCTTGGTCGCACCCTCGGCGGTCCAGGTGGTTTCGCGTGAGGTGGCGACCTCCCATGCGTCGGCAGATAAAATGGGGAATTGGCTCATGGGTTTTAGGCTCCAAACTCGACGCCGTCGCCGTCGTCCTCGGTGTTGTCAGCGATCTTGGTCAGCAATTGGTTCGCAGTGGCTTGGTTTTTGACCATCGATTGCATGGCATTGTTGACACCGCCGCCGCCAGCTAGCCCCGCGCCGAATCCCGAGAACGTCCCGACCGCTTTTTGAGCGTCACCCATGGCGGTCTGCATTTGGGGCGCGGTCAATTCGGGCAGATTAAATTTTGGTTTTTCGATCGATTCGGATCGTTCGCGCGCGATTCGTCGCGTCTCGGCCTCGCGGTTGACATCGATGATCGTGCTGGCGATCTCGTCGCCGATCTGTTGGATCCTCGCGTCAAACTCCGATTTGCGTGCGTTGGCCTGGTCGCGAATGCCGGCGGTCATTCCTTGAGCAATCTCGTTGCGTGCAGCGTTCGCCGCCATCAGCTCACGATTGCGTCGTTCGTTGGCGGCATCGAGCGATCGCTGGCGGTCGGCAGCTCGTCGATTCGCGTCGGCGTCCATCGATTTGGCGGTCGCTTCGTAGTCGATCGATTGGTCGAACAGCGAATACAAGTAAAGCAGTTTCTTGGCGATGTAGTTGACCGTCTGGTCCCAGGTGCCGGTCAGCCACGTGATCGCCGTCCCGAACGCGTTCATGATCGTCGTCGGGATGCCAGCAAACGTGTTGGCCACCGCAGCCACCGCGTTGATGGCACCGATGGCGATCGTTGAATACAAATCGGTCCACAGGTCGTAGATGGGTTGCGTGCCGATGCGGATCGCTTGCTCGAGCCCCAGCATGGCGATCTCACCTGCCGCAGCCCATTGACCGCTCATGAGTGCCGTGGCCACCGCGTCGAGAATGGGCATAACCCAGTCGATCAGCGCACCAAATTGGTCGCTGATGTATTGGATGGCTGCGGATCCGGTGCCGGAGAAATACAAAAACGCGCCTGCAGCAGCGACCACACCACCGATGACCAAACCGATGGGGCTCAGGAGAAACGTGACCGCTGCGGCGATGCCGCCCAGGACGGTTACCAATGCGCCGCTGATCGCGGCCAGGCCCGTCATCACACCGCTCAACACCAACCCCGCGCCACCGAGTGCAGCGACACCTGCTAGGACGCCGGCACCGACCGCGGCCCATTGGGCGAGGGTGACGACCAGATCGCGGTTGTCGTTGATGAAATCGGAGACGGTGATCACGACATCGGTCATCCGGTTGGCCAGATCAATCAGCATCGGCGCCAGCGTCGCGCCGATCCGGTTGGTGACGCCACCGAGGGACATCATCAGGTTGTCCATCGCGTCCCCAAGTTCTGCACCTGCGACGGCATCCTCAGTTGACATGACCAACCCGAGATCCGCGGCCTGGTCCGCCATGTCTTGCAGACCCTGCGAGCCGTTGGCCAGCATCGGCAGCAGCATGGCGCCGGACTTGCCGAACAGCTTGATCGCCATTTCGGCCCGTTTCGCGGGGTCGGGGATAGCGGCGATTTGGTCGGCGTAAGCGATAAGCGATTGCGTCGCGGTCATGCCGGAGAGGACCTTGCCCGATTGCTGCAGTTTGCGGAGCGCCTTCTCCACCGCTCCCATGTCCGAGCCGCTCATTTTGGCCGCGTAGCCCAGCGCGCTTAATTCCTCGGTCGTTGCACCGGTGCGTTGTGCCATGTCGTCGATGTTTCCGGCCGCGTCCGCAAACTGCTTGATGAACATGGTGAGCCCGGCGCCGCCGAGTGCGGTGGCGAGCAGGGTCTTGGTGTTCAGCAGACCACCGGCCATCGTTTTCAACGCGCCGTTAGCGGCGCCGAATCCCGATGAAAGCGTACGGCCGATGGTTGCTGCACTCGCGGACAGTCGTTGCATGGATGCGCGCACGGCCTTGACGCCACGATCAAACAGAGTTTTATCGGTGCCGATCTCGACAAATGCGCGTCCTGCGCGGGCGCCTTTTGCGGACATGCTACGGTTCCTTGTGTAGCCGCAGCCGCGTAGGCTGCGGATGTTCAGTCTGCGTCCTACGCGGACGCAGCTACGTGTAGCCGCGGCCGCGTAGGCTGCGGTCAACTGCGTCCTGGACGCAGCTACTTCATACTGTTCTCGAACAGGTCGGGGAATTTAGGGGCCTCGGCAGCAAGCGCCGGAGCCATGAAGGGACGTGGCGGATATTTTGCGGTGCGGCGACGGTATTCGTAACGCGCACCTGGTCGCGATTTTGTTTTCCCATGGACTTGTATCCAAGGCCCTGGCTTTTGCCACGATTTCGACGGCATCCATCTTCGCTCCGTGATAATCGCCGTCTGACCGTATTCGTGCAGAGCCGGGACGGTCGTTGAAGCGCGCACGCCATCGACGGAGGTGTTAAATTTTATTGGACCGACTATCACACCGTCGCTTTGTTGATCGTACCCGAACAAAATCGTTTTGAGTCCGAGTGTTCCCTTCGCAGTGTGTGCATTAGGTGGCCGTCCCGGCGCTGACGGCTGGTATTGTTTTTTCTTGCCTGGTCGCTTCATACTTTGCGAAGCTTTTGTCCTCACAAACGCACCAGCTTCAAGTAATCGCAAAATACGCGCTTTATTTAATGCGCGTTCGATCACCTCCGGGGTAAAAAAACCAACTTTGTTTTTAAATGCAAACGTGATACGCATAATTAGTAGCCGAGATGCGCGAGCATCCGGGTTGAAGCGTGGCAAACGTCGCATGGTCGCGAGCAGTTCAACCCGGGGGCTTGCGCCCCTCGGCTATCATTGCTTACGAATACTTTTCCGCGACGGTCACACCGCGGCCGGAGCGGACGGGCGTGATCTCGGTCCCGCCGCTGTGGACGATCTCCACCGACCAATCGTATTGCTGCTGAGTCAGCGTCGCCGATTGCGTGCGGGTCATGTCGTGCGACGCGGTCCATGTCCCGTTGCCGTTGTCGGTCACGGTTCCATTGACGACCAGCGTTGTCGTCCCACTCTTGAACCCTAGCCGCGACGTGCAGGTCGCAGCGGTCAAACCAGTGATGGCGGTGATCGTCCAATTAAACGCGCGGCCGTTGGCGGCCAGGTAGTCGTCGCCGCGAATGATGGGCGAGGTGATTTTGCCCGTCGGGTCGACTGGTCCAGAGTAGGTGACGGTGCCCGTGGTGATCAATTGCGTCTTGGCATTGATGCCAGACAGTTGCGTATCGAGGTTTGCTGCAGCGAGTCCCACCGCAGCACGCACACCCGCCGCGTCAATACCGCCCGCTGCCGCTTCGTCTCTCGGCTGAAACGTCGCCGTGCTCAACGTGAGGTCGTACACCTCGTTGGCAAATCCACCCGTCGCACCAACAAACGCATTGAGCCGATACGCACCGGCAGCAATGTCGGTAAATGCCACGCTGTAGCGGTTCTTGTCGTTTGTCTTTTCGCTTGCCGTCTGCGTGTCAACGACCGTATCGCTGCCCAATGCGAACAGTTTGCATGAAAGCGTTAAGCCAGTACCGGCACTAAACTCCAGCGTCTGCGTTGCCATCTTCGTCCTTCAGTGCTTGGATCTTTGCGGCCAATGGCAGTAGCACACTTGCGGCTTGGAGTCCACCGTTCTTAACGGCCAAGTCCAAGCATGCCATCAATTGCTGTTGTTCTTCTTTGGTGATGTCGAGTTGCATGATTACTCCGGTAAAACGTCAGGAATGTGCAACTGGGCTACGAGTGCCGCTTGTTGCTCTGGGGTAAGGGAATCAAACATTTGCAACGCCGACTTCTTCTTGAAATCGACGAGTTGCTTGTAGTAGCTATCGCAAGCCGACTTGATGACATGCTCAAGATAGCTTTGCGGTGTGAACAGTTCCTTGAGCGGCTTCTGCTCCGAGACTGGCAGACTCGCGTTAGACTGCGTGATCTGTTCGTTCTCGGTGACGATAGGCTTGTTCGCTTCGAGCGTTGCGAAGTCTACGCCCCATCGTTGTTCTTGTGTTAGCTGGTTCAGGTCGATCATGGTTTGGGTTCCTATGTTGCTATAAGGCCGAGGTCACGCATCCGACTGAGGAGTGCGTTTAACTGTGTAATCACCGATGCCGCATCGGTTGCGTCTGCGACTGCGGTTGGCTGTACCACTGGCGTAGCGTTCCAAAATGCAAGTTTCTGCGTTGTGCCAGTGCCGATTTTGGTTCCAGTTGTTGTATCGGTGACGATGTTTTTCGTTGAGATCGTCAGATTGCCCGATAGCGTCAATGCACCAGTTTTATCAACGCTAACCCTACTCACCCCACCCACCTGCAAATCCATCAACAGACTAGAAGCGTTGCTCGCCGTGTCGGTGACGTTGGCTTTAATAAGTGTCGGTGTGCCCGTGGTGTTCCAGGTTTGGGCAATGTCTAGGGCGCTGGTTGCTGATGAGCCTGTGAGGGTGCTTGGTGAAACGCCTATTGAAGATGCTATTAAATTGATAGATCCAACTGCGCTTTGTATTGTAAAATTGCCAGTTCCGCCAGCATACAAAAACGGGCTTGTACCAATTATATAGATCGATCCATCGGTTTGAAATTGCTGCCGTAATACACCATTGACTGCAAAGTTAATAGCGTTGGTTTGTCGGTATATTCCTGTATCGGTGTCGTTGCTGAATGAAATACTTGGAACTGAGTTAGTACCGTCACCAAATAGCAACTGGTTACCAATCGTCAGCGTATTCCCACTCGCCCCCGTTCCTGCGCCTTCTACGCCTAACGTAAACGCCCCCGCTGTCGTCGATGAAAGGAACAGCCTGCGGTAGTTGCTCGCGTCGGTAAACGCGCCATAGAGGTTGAAACGCTGGGCATTTCCGGCGTTGCGTTGGGCGAGGATTCCGGCAGCATCGCGATAAAGACGTGTGTCAGCAGTAGCTGAAAACGCTGTTCCAGACGAAATACCGTAGTATTCATCTGAATTGATGTTTACTGTGCCAGCAACAGTTAAAGGTGCCTGAAATCCGAATACACCACCCCAGCTACACAGGTTTAAGTCGCCCCAGTTTGTTTTTAGCCTAATATAGCTATGGGATGACGCTCCTCCAGATGCCCCATTACCAATTTCGATTCCGTATGTGCCGCCAGTGACTGCTGCGGCTTGCTTAATTTGCCCGTACTTATCTATTACAACTTTACTGCTTCCACCGACCCGCAAATCCAGCAACGTCGACGCAGCAGCACTCGCCGTGTCGGTGACGTTAAGCAACAACCCATTGAACGTAACGCCACCGCTATTCCAGGTTTGCGTTGCATTGATTAGCGGCGCAGATGCCGTTACCGTGCCGCCGGTGAGACTTGCACCAAGAAACGTCGGTGTATTGCCAGTGCCTAGCCCAATCAACGTCCTAAACGACGATGCCGCCGACAGTGCATCGGTTTTGATTTGGCTGAGGTCAAGCGACGTTGCGGACATGGTTCACTATCAATTCAGAGTAATAACCTGTTCGCGGAACAAACCGCGGAACGCGTGGAGGTCAGCGACACTCATGCCGCGAGATCGCTGCGGCGCGTCGCGATACGGATGGAACCGATGGAACGGCAGCGGTCGCGACTTGGGATCGCGGTAGGTATTGGCCGCTTGACACAGCAGCGACGCCGTGTGGTCCCAGCGTTCGCAGCGGACCGCGTCGACCATCCACATCAGCTCGCGGAGACTGTAGGGACCGGACTCAAGTCCGACGATGGCGGCAAGTCGGTAGCAGATTTCCCAGAGGGACTTGGCTTGGTCAGCATCTGGTCCAGCGTCGCCAGCTGGGCCGCGATCCCCTGCTCGATCAGACCGTCCCGAATCGCGTTCTGGATCCGCATCACCGCTTGTTTCTGCGCCGCTCGGTTGCCGTCGATCAATTGACGCAGCACCGCGCGGCGATCGCGCTCCGGGAGGAAATCGACCACCGCACATTCAAACGCCAAAACCGCACCCTCGAGCACATCACCGGCAAGCGATTCGCCGAACTGAATGTCGGTCACGTTGCGGGCGTCGGCTGCGGGTTTGACGATCGCGTAGAGGACGTCGACGAATAGGATGATGTCATCGTGCAGCGATGCCAGCTGGCGCGGGTCGGCGAACAGCTTGCCCAGATCGATCGTGGTCAGATCCCGCACACGTCGCAGGGTTGCGACGTCGAGACGCAGCGACCACTCGCGCCCCTCGGTGTCTCTGAATGTCGCGGCCATGTTATTCTCCGATCACTAGCGTGATGGTTCGCAGGGCTCCCTCGGACGAGCCGGAGACGACCTTGAGATACTTGCACGGTTCCATCACCTGGCGTTTCAGCGCGACGTATCGCGAAGTGCCGACGTTGACGCTGTACTGCGTTGCCTCGTCGTAGAGGGGCCGGAACGTCGAGCCGTCGATGGACCCCTCGAATGTAATCGCGGTGCCGGTGAGGGCGGCGGGGGTGACCAGGCCGAGACAGTACATCGTCGCGGGCATGGTGGCGGAATCGGACGTGGTCCCCGCGTTGGGGATCGTTACCGTGAGCGATTGCAGAAATTTTGCCATGATAAAATTGGATCAGAGGATCCGATAAGAGATGACCGCGTCGCGGGCGATCGTAAAGGTCTCGACGTTCGGGTCGTTGGCGATGGATCGTCGCTTGGGTGGTTTGGTGTAGTCCCAGACCGCTATCACGAGATCGGTTTTCGTACGCTTGACCAGACGGCCCCAGACGAAAAAAACGATGGTCTCGGCGCCGTGGGCGTGATCGCGGAATTCGATCTCGAGAATGTCGCCGAGTCGCATGGTTGGTCTTTGCTAGCCGAGCGGCGCGAGCCGCCGGGTGGAAGTGTGGCAAACGTGGCGAGGTTGCGAGCGTGGCGAGGTGGCGAGCGGTTCAACCCGGGGGCTTGCGCCCCTCGGCTATAATTAGTTGGCGGCGACGGTCAACCACGCTGGCTCGACAATGGTGCCGCTCACCTTTACGCGAGCCAGGTCGACCTTGATGTCGACCTTGACCGCACCCTCGAGCGGTTGATCGACCACAAACTCGGTGATGATGCCGGGGAACGTCAAACCCTGCGATCCCTTGGGACCTGGAACTGCGGGTGGTCCGGCCGACGTTGTGTTGAGGTTGTCCATCACGGCCCAGTGCCACACGGTCCGCGCGAGAAACGCAGTACGCAGCGCGGTGATTTGCGTGTCGCCGACATCGCCGTTCCACAAATAGCCGAACGTCAGCGACAGCTCGGTTAGGGTCGGGAGCTTGGCTTTGAAGGTGCTGATGCGGCTGGCAGCGTCGGTCGTGCCGGTGGTGACCGACAGATTGACGTCTTGCGCCTCGGTGATCAGCACGGAGTTGGAGATGGTAAACGTGGTTGCGAGTGTTGGCTGGTAATACAGTTTGCACTCGTTGCCAGCTAGTGGGCCGATGTTTGCGGGCATGCGTGGGGCCTCTCAAAAAATGGTAGCTATCGTCGCCAGACGATGGTTTACGTAGTCATTCGGTAGGTGAGTGTGATCACGGAACGAAATACAGAATGCTGTTCGAGGGCGGCGACGTCGTACAACTGCGTCGACGCTTCGACGTAGGTGGCGCGGTAGGTCGCGCCGGTGATCACGGACGCTAGCGCCAACCGCTGCTCGATGTCGTTGGTCAGGTCGATCAGTGCCGTGAACCGAGCGGAGTCGGCGGTCGCCGATTGCATGATCGCGACCTGGATCTGCAGCTCGCGTTGCCGTGAGGCGCGGGATGCGATGGTCGTCGTTCGGGATCGCGGGGCAAGGACGATTTTCAAATCGTCCAAATCCGCGGGCTCGAAGCGGGGCAGGTAGTCGATGGTGACGTCATCAGCGACGATCGGGCCAAGGTTGTCCGGCTTGGCGATCGTGCCCGAGACGATGAGGGTTTTCATGTCGTCGAGGATCAGGCGGTCGACAGCGACGGGCATGGTGGGCTACGGTTGTTTCTTGGTGTGGATCCGCAGGATCGATTGGCCGGGATCGCTGTATCGCCATGGTCGCTCGCCAGTCATCGAGTGGACGAGGTAATGCTCGCCGTCGTCGCTGATGATGTCCCCGTCTCGCGGCATGTCGCTGAATGGAAACGTGTCGGCCTTCATCAAGTAATCGCGGGCGATGGTCCGATGGATGATCCCTTCGGCGTCGCTAGCTTCGTACGGGGTCGAGCCGCGGATCGCGGTTAGGCTGCTGATGGTGGTCATGCCTCGAGAGTAGCTGATCGGGACCGACGCGTGAGTGTCGAGGATCGACGCGAGGGCAGCGGTTGCGTTCTCGAGAATTCCCATCGTTGGTTTCCTACGACGATGCGATAGCTACTTGCAAATACAATCGCAACAGGTGCAGCATTTGCCGAGCGAGTCGCTGGCATCTTTGCCGCAGTGCGTTAGGCAGTGCTCGCAACAATCGCATGGCATGGTTGTCTCGATGCACGGGCATCGATCGGGGTGGTTGCATCCGCCACTGCAGAATGCAGCAGCGATGGCAACCGTGATCCATTGCGCGGGCGAGCAGATTCGTCGGCAAATCATGTTAGGCGACCTGTTCAACGTAGCTGAGCAGCACGTCGATGTGTGTTGCGGTGGCGAGGTTGGAACCATCCTTGATGATGGTAATCGCGGTGTTGACATCGTTTTCGACGAACGATGCACCGCCAGCCAATACTGCGATGTTGGTCGCACCGGCGCGGGCGACCGTATTTTGGGTCAAGCCAGCGACGGCAGCGGCGATCAGCTTGACCGAGGCAGCGGCTTGAGTCGCTAGGATGTCGACGCCGGTTGCAGTGGCAGCGTTGCCACCGACCGCAATCATAATGGCGTCAACCATGCGGTATTGGATACCGGCCTTGGCGGGCAGCAACGTCAGACCGGCGTTGATCTCGGCCACCGTGCAGCGTCGGCGGAAATGCTTGATGGTGCTGTTGGTGTCTTTGGTTTCGCCCTGGCTGTTGAGTTCAACGTCGACCGTGGTCACACCGTTGCCGGACGCAGCGACCGCGAGACCGATCACGATCGAGCCCGAGGCAGGGTTGCCGGCATCGAGCACGGTCACGACCTTGGTGGAAGTGTTGTAGCTGATACGATCGCCAGCGGAGATAACTTCAGAGGCGCTGGACTTGCTGCAGCGGACGACACCGGCGACGCGGACGGTGCCGGTCTCGCCGTTGAGGATCCCGCGTTGGGCCTCGACGTAGCCGACCAGTCGATCGGGAGTGAGGACCAGGTCACCGCTGAGCAGATTGGAGCCTGCGGTCACGGTGCGGAGTTCGGCAGACTTTACATAATCGGGCATTGCTTGGAGTCCTTACAGCAAATACTTGGGTTACTTGGTCCGCTTGCGCCGCGGTGCTGGCGGTTCGGGAACGGGTTCGGGGGTTGGTTCAGGGATTGAGGAAACGACGGGTGTTGCCGATACCTCTGGTACAGATTCTAAAACTGGCTCGACGATCGGCTCAGCAACGGGTTGCGCGAGTAGCTCGACGTCTGGCTCCGAGTAGACCGGTACGATGGCGACCGGCTCGTCGTCGTCGACGGGCTCGCCCCACATCCAATGCACGATCGCTTCGCCGTTGGCGCCGATCGCCTCGGGATCGATGATCGATCCCGACGGGTACGGTGTGCCGTCAAAGTAGACCGTGGTATTGAGTTTGATTTTCATGGGTCGCCTATGGGTCGCCTTACGCGTTGAAGCGATGGAATCCGCGCCAATCGAGGGCGGTCGCGCCGACGTAATGTCGGACATCGATCGCGAGTCCAAACTCGCCACCGGTCAAGGTCTCGGACCGAACCACAGGGGTTCGGCCGGCGCCTTGGAGGTAGGTGACTTCGATCGTTCGGGCCTTGTCGCTGACGCCGTAGTATTGCGTCGCGGATCCAGCGTGCGATGCACCGGTGATTGGGTTCAGGATGCCGGTCGACAATCGCGGCTCGCTGACAGGTGTGATCCCGTACTGCTTGATCGGGTTCATGTCACCGAGTCCACTGTCGTTGCTGATCACGACCGAGTAGCACAGCTGCACGGCCAGGTCGGCCAGGTCAGGCGGAACCAACAGGTGCGTCATCGGCAGATCGAGGTTGGCGTCGCCGTCCTTGCGCTTGCGGATGTTAGCGATCATCTCGGACAGGCTCGCACGGGCCAGCGCCTTCGACGACGCGCTGGTGTTGCCGTCGGTGACGTTGAACAGCGCGCGGCCGGTCACCAACAGGTTGGGATTGCTGAGCAGGACCATCGCGACCATCTCGGGGCGAACGCGACCAGCTGCGAGACCAAAGTCCCTTGGGGTGTCCTTAAACTTGCTGAAGTTGTCGCCAAGGACGTCGGCTTCGTCGATCTTCATCTGGCGGCTGAATCGATAGACCTGAGCCTTTTCCGAGGTGACCACGCGACCGGTGTGGGCCGCTTCGCCACCGACGGGATGATAGACCAGCGACTGGGCCGCTTGGGTCCGGTTGCGGTTGTGTTGCTCGAGGTCTGGGTTTTCATCTTCGGAGCACCAGCCTTGGGAGAAGTCGTCGACTTCGGCGTAGCTTTCCAGCATCTTTGCGCCGATCGTCGCACCGAACAATGCGGCAGCGGAACCGGTGCTGAATGCTGCTTGGATCATGTCCATGCGACCGGCTGGGACGTCATGGCCGCGAGCCTTGAGACTCAATCGGCATGCGTCGACGAGCGACAGGTCGGCGACTGCGTGACCGTTGTCCATAGTCCGTTGACGGATCGGATCGTTGAGGCCGGCCTGCAACCACTTGGGTAGCTTGGCCTTGACCCATCGGTTTTCAAATTGCTTGGTGTCGAGATCGCAACCCGCGCGGAGCAGCATGCCGGCTTGCAGCACGTCGAGGCTCTGCCGCTCATCGCGCGAGTGAGAGTGGATGGCGGGCCCGCGAGGGCGTGAGTCGCGGGTCGCCTCGAGATCCAGATGGCGTCGGGCCTCGAGTTCGGTTTTGTCTTTGTCCCAGCCGTTGGCGATCGCATGCGCGGCCAGGTCGACGTTCTTGCCGTCGATAGAAATTTGCGGGCTGCCAAACTTGGCGCACAGGTCGCGGACCTGGTTGGATCGCTCGACCTCAGCCGCGAGGGCAGCGCGGTAGGTGGAGACTTCGGCGGCGGCGAGATCGATGGGCGAGTGGGCGTTTGCCATGACGGGCTTTTCCTTTTCGGCGTCAGACATTGGGGCGGGATCCGGCGCGCCGGACTTCATTGGGGAGGGACCGTACCCGCCGGCATCCATGCCTAGCGGGGACGGCGGAGGAGGTTCAGGAGAGTCGCTCGGCTCGATCGATTCGGCGTAAGCCATCTGCAGAGCCTGCAGCAGTTCGGGAGATGCGGCGGCGGGATCGACGCCGAGGGATTGGCAATAGGATGCGAAGTCTGGGACCATGGGCGTGGCTTGGCTCGCGGCGATGGAGATGGTGGCGGAATCGTCGCCAGGGATGGTGACGAGGGAGATTTCTTTGAGGACCGATCGTTTGACCCAGAGTGCTGGACCTTCGACGATGCGTCCGTTGATGCTGGCTGTTTGGCCGGCTTGGAGCGTGGTGTAGGAAACGATCTTGACGCCAACCGATGGGCGCCATGGGAATCCCTGCTTGGCCGACTCCACGATCTCGGAGGTATCGCTCGAGTTGACCGAAAAAACACCGGAGCAAACCAATCGCGTGCCGTCGTTGTCCACAGACACGGAATGACCGATTGGCTTCCCCTCGTCGTGGTCTCGGTGAATGGGATTCGTGCTCACCGAGTCCAGACCTGACAAATCGACGTACACCGGTCCGTTCCATGCGATGGCGAGCTTGGGGAACATCGGGCCACCCGTGTACGCAATCGCGTTGAAACGCGGCAGCGTTGGAGCGTCCGACCCATCCATGGCACACAACGACAGAGGCTCACCGGTGGCTCGCAGGTCGAGCCCACGATCCTCGGCGGCGTGGAGCCGATCGCGATTTCGGGCGAGGCGCTTCTCGCGTCGTCGCCGGGTCCGCTCGAGGCGTTCCCGTGTGGTCGATTTGGTCATGCAATCGACCTTACCACCACCGCCTAAAAACCCGCCCAACGGCTGTTACAAATGGGGATCGCCATCTCTGAAGTAAACGCCGTTTATCTTTGGCAGTAGCTATCACCGCCAGGTGATGGCCATCGCTTGGCAGCGATAGCTACGTCGTGGCGCGGTGCCAATGGTCGTCCGTGACCATGGCATAGCTGCGCATCGCGACGGCGGCGCTGTTGCCGATCCATTGCGACGCGGTGGCGAGTCCATACCGCTCAATCAATTCCGTCTCGCGCGTGGCTCGCATCGAGTGCCACGGCGCACGCCATGGCGTGACGCCTGCGATCGCCATCAGGTTAAGCAGCCGACAGGCCATGCCGGAATCGCTGCCGTCGATCAGATCACCGCACAGCGGCACATCGCGAGGATGACGCTCGAGGGCCGCGGCGATCTCGGGGAACAGCGGGATCGTGCGAGTGGTGTCTCGTTTGTGGTCACAGATAGCGATCCGTTTGCGGTCCCAGTCGATCGCGTCCCAGGTGAGGGATCGCAGCTCGGACGGGACGCGGATCCCACCGAATCGGCTCATGGCGATTGCAACCGCCATCGAGGGCGTGGCGATCTCGATCAGTTTGGCCGCAACACCGATCGGGACAAAATGCTTTTCGCGGACGTTGATCTTGATCGATAGCTCCCGAGCGGGATTGTCGGTGATAAACTTGCGATCGATGCACCAATGGAAAAACGCGCGCCATCCTGCGGCGATCTTGCCTCGGGTCGATTCACCCACAGTGAGGGACTGGTGGCACTCGGTGACATCCTCGGTCGATACGCGATCGATGGGCCGCTGATCGAGTGCATCGCGGAGCAGTTCGAGGGACCGTTGCCGATCGTTCCAGGTGGCCATCGCCAACCGCTCACGCGTCTCATGCACGTAGGCATCGATCGCAGTCCCAACGGTGTGGGTCGCGCCGAGGATCGCGGAGAGTTTGCGGCGCAGTGCTGGACAGATTTGGTCCAGCCACCGCACGGTCTGACGCGGCAGCGGCAGATCGGCGGTCTGTGCGGCGAGGATCTCGTCGACATGACGCTGGACCGCGACCGCGTCGGCCTCGGGGATGTCCCCCAACCAAATCGATTTGCGACCGGTGGCCGTGTACGCTCGCAGCCGCCACCCGGTGCGTGACTTGGTCTCACGCGTCAGGGATGACATTGGCCGCGTCGGCTGGGGTGGCCATGCTAACAGAATGCGGTTCGGCTTTGTCGCTGGTTACGGTAACGGATTTGACCCAAGCTATTTTCTTGAGTTGATTTGCATAAAAGTGTTGCGCCTGCCCTAGCGCTTCGCTGTAGTCGTAAGCTATACGGGTGACTGCATCCTGCACCCATTTCACAATCGTAGCATCGGGCCCAGATACGGTGCCGCGTCCAAGGTTCACAGCGTACTCTGCACCATCCACTACAACCGTTAAATCCGACTTCTGCGTTTTCATCGTTTGCGCGTTTCTCGTGTCTTGGTTAGCAATCGCCCGGTGGCTATTCCCGAAATTAAATTGAAAAATTCTGGGTCGGCTTGTGCAAACGCGACAGGATTATGGCCCATCATTTCCAAACCCATCGATAGCACTTCGGTAGATTGCAAGTAAGAAAACGAACGGGCAAGTTCGCCCTCGCCATAACTATGGTAATTTTCGACACCCTCATACATTTTACCAATGTAATGCGCTCGCCGCGTCACAAACGTATCGTCCACGTCCTCACCATACACGGCGCGAACTACTTTGTCAAACTTATCGGGAGAGCCTTTCTCCCCTGCGTTGTACCCTTGCCCCCAAGATTGATCGCGGAATTCCACCGGACTTTCTCCGCTGGTTCGATTTGCTAAAAACGAATTGACTAGGTCGTTTGCTTCTAGGTTTCCGTTTTCAATGTGGTGTCCGTATTCGTGGATAATGGTGTGGGACTGTGTTAAGCTGGACGCACCAATGTATGGATTTGGTAGTTTATCAGACAGCCGCGTTTTGCCGTCTGCGTCCGTCATTACGTAACGCCCCCCAGACGCAAACGCTCGCGTGTGGTTTTCAGAATACTCGATAGGAGTCATCAAAGCGTCGGCATGTATTGTCGGATTCACAGCGTTCCGCAAAAACGCTTCTGCTTCTTGGCGATGATAAGTTGCGGAGACCTCCTTTGACATAGCTACGCTTTCGGGCATGTTTTTTTGATTTGCCCAATTTTCGATGTGACTGCCGGATTCATGCACTTGCTCAATTTGTTTCAGAGATTGTCGGCGGTCTGCCGCAGATACCCCGTCCTCTAAATCGACCGCTTTGCATTCGGCAGCAAACGCGTCCGATATAGCGTTTCGATTTTGCTGGACTGCTTTGAGGTACGCTTTTTCCGCTCGTTGGCGTTCAGCGTTAAGTTGATTGAGTTCGACGTTTTTTATTTCGAGAGAGAGCTTTGCGTTTTCTAAACGTGAAATCAAAATTTCGTTAGTTGGATCGGCCGCAAGCCCTTGCTCGTACATCGCAACATTCTGTCGTGCATCCTGGATAGCTACCCGTTTTTCGTGGACGACGTCGTCGGATTTATCCCACGCGTCTCGCGCTTTTTTTAGTCGTTGCTGAGCACGCGATTGCGCTTTGAGCAAGGTTTGGCGAAATTTTTCCTGCTTTGTATCGTGTTCGCTTAAAGCAGTCCTGTAGTCGGTGGCGTCGCGTCGTGTCGTCGCGCTTTGTTTTGGAACAGGCTTGGTTGCGTCGGATTGGTCAGTGTTTTTCGTCGAGGTATCATCACTCTGTTTTTTTTTTGGCAGCACCTTGCCGCCCGGTTTGGTTTTTAATTGATCATCTTCAATGTACAGTCGCTGATCCGTGTCTTTTCGAGTCACCCATCCATCTGCCAACACATCGAGCATCGGCGACGCCGCCGTAGTTAGCGTGCTTTGTTGGCCGTCGTCTGGCTCAAACTCGTCGAGCAGATTGTCGATGGTTTGTTGAGTGAGTCCGATGCTGCCGTAGAACACGCGAGCGCGCTGGACGGTCCACTCGCCGGACTTGACCTTGTTCAACCCGTCATCGATCGCGGCCATCTGACGCTTGAGCTGCTGGCGCGACAGGTTCGCAAACTCGCCAGGCGGTGGCTCGGCGCTTGGCACCGGTTCGCCATCGGGCCCGACGGGTGCATTGGCTGCGACCGGTGCGGCAGATGGCGTCGTCGCAGTCTGCGCAGGTGCGTTGGGATTGACCCACCCCTCCTCGTCGAGTTGCTGCGCGTGCGACTCGGGGTCGATGTTCTGCTCGATCAAGTATTGCTGCCGCGTCTTGAGTCCGGCATCGATCAAGCGGATGTTGGCGTCGGCGACCTCGCTGGGGTTCACGTCGCGGTTCGGTGGCCATCGCCACACGTGCGGTATCTCGTCCATAGGCTCGAGGGCCGGTAGATAACCGGTGAGCATCAACGCTTCATCGAGCCACCATTCGAAAATACGGTCGAGGCATTCGATTTCCCATTGGGACCGTTCAACCGAGATGGCTTCGTAGTAGGTCTGATGATCGAGGCGTCCCGAGCTGTAGTTGTACTTGGACGAGTCCGCCAGGGCCTTGTTGCTGGGCATGTGGACGCAGCGGGCGATCTCGTTGAGGATCGCATTGCGGAATCCTTCGTAGGTGGTCGTCGGTTGCTCGGGCTTAAATTGAGTGAGATCCCAACCGCGCGGCAATGAAACCATCATCCCGCGATCAATTTGCACGCCATCGAATGGATCGATGTCGTCGATCCCATCGGTCGATGAGTCGAACGCGTTGGATTGCGTTTTGAGAACCGCGCTGAAATCGGCGGCGTTCTCGGCGGCGGCGATGACGGCGAGGGTGTAGCGTCGCAGCTGAGCGAACAGAGGGAGGGCCGGAGTCATCTCGGGGATGCCACGTTGTTGACCAGGTCGCTCGCTGCGGAACAGATGGATCAGATCGTCCGGGTCAATGGTTTCGTAATCCCAAGCCTTCCACGGCCACACGTCGCCGGGGTGACCTTTCAAAACGTGGTACTCGATCGGCTGGCCGAACTCGTCGAAGATGATCCCATCGACCTGGTTGGGGAACCCGTCCATGTAGTTCGGGGTCGCGAGCATGTCGGCCTCGATGACGCGGATGTCGAGTTGAACCGGATTGCGGGATCGGCGATTGTTACCCTTGAGGATCACCGTCTCGCCATCAACCAGTTTGGCCAGGCGTGCGGTACGCAGTTTGTCGGCGAGCTTGACGTCCTTACACCATTTGCGCCACCGCTGCTCGATGGCTCGCGAGGCCGCTGGGTCGGGTAGCATGCACTGCAGCGATGGCCCGGTGCTGATGGTATCGTTGGCAAGCGTAAGCGCGATCCCCTTGGCGAACGAATTCGATTCGAGGATCTCGTAGCGCGATCGCTGGCGCAGGGTTTTGCGGACGCTCGACGAATTGGCCGCAGCGGCAGAATGATGGTCGGCCCATCGCCAATGCTTGGCGGAGTCCTTGGTCTCGGCGGCTGCGTCGTACGATGCGCTGAGCGAATCGCGGCGGGCGCGTTGCATCGCTAATCGATTGGCGACATGGATCGCCGCGGTGTCGATGGTTTGGCCGTACTGGTCAAGGATTGGCATGTGGGCGACTCGCTAGAAAAAACAACAGAGCACCACCAAAGATGACGGCCGCGGTGGAACCGAACAGGATCCCCAGCAGGATGAGACCGAGGGACGCACCAATGGCAATTTGCCGGCCGGTCGATTTGCCGATCCACTGAAGGGCAATCCCGACGATGGTGGCCCACCAGCTCACGATTGGCCTCGAGCCGAGCCGGGGATCAAGCGAGAAAACAGCAGACCGCGCCGGGGCTTTTCAGCGTTGCGCTGCGATAGATCGTTCTGTGCGTCGGTCAATTCCTTGAGCGATCGCTGAGCAACGTTGACGCCGTCGACCGACATGGATTGCGGTTGAGCTGCAGCGTCGACGATTTGCTGGTCGGTTATGTCGGCCATCGGTTATTCCTCCGCGATGAGATCGCGCAGACGTGCAATCGCTTCGGCCTTGCGCTTGGCCGCGTCACGTTCGCGCAAGGCTTGAGCGATAATTTCGATTTCCTGCTCGAGCGGAGTACTCGGGCGGGAAACGATGCGGTCCATCGCCGATTGGAGCGACGCTGGCGCGTTGGACTTGCTGGGTCGCCACCAGAGGGCGACTAAAAACACGGCGCAAAGCAACATAAGCAAAACGGCCCACATCATGTTTTCCAGACCTTAATCGTGATGACGGTGAAAATGGCGACAAGCACAAACGCGCAACACAACGCGAGAACCGCCTCGCCAGGATTCCAGAGCCAGTACAGGATGGACTCGACCGATGGCGGTCCGTCCGGTCGCAGTGCTGGGAACAGTGGCTTGCGTTCTGGATTGATAAATGGGACGCGATCAATCGGTCTACATGATCCATCGGGGCAATTGTCCGGCCCAGACTCCAACACAATCGACGAGTCCTGCGATTGCTCACGGACCTGCTGCTGTGTCTTGTATGCGGTTTGCATTGCCGAGTAGAGCGCCGCAGCGGATGTCGGCATCTGCGTTTTTCCCGCAACGTACACATGACCGCCATCAGGATCCGAAAACACAATCGCTGGAAAATCGTCTGGCGAGACGATGTTTGCGTACCGTTCCCGGTAGAGCGGGTTGTCTTTGGTGTAGACCTGGAAATTGCAATTGGTTTTTAGTTGCTGAAGACTGGCGTCTCGGTTCCACCATTCCAAAACTTGAGACGATTTTGAATCGACACCAGCAAATAAACCGATGCTATAGCGGCGTGCAGTAGGTGTCGGCGTGACTTTGCTGGGTGTGTTCGCTGGTGCGGGTGCAGGTGGCGCGGCGTTGCTGA